ATTATACATATGAAGACTTCTCCGAAGTAATCGATTTAGCGATAAAGAAACAGCAGTATAAATGGCGGCTGAATGCTGTTAGGTGGTTTGATTTCGAAGATGTTGAACAAATCATAAAAGTCCACATTGCTAAGAAGTGGGACATGTGGGATCAAGAGCGACCTCTTGAACCGTGGATAGGTAGGATCATATCTAATCAAATAAGAAACCTAGTGAGAAATCACTACGGCAATTATGTTAATCCTTGTCTCAAGCAGGATGAGCCAGATCACGATTCATCGACTTGTCCCATTTGTCAAAAGTGGGAAAAATCTAAAAAAGCAGGGTTAGAATTAAAGATCCCACTTTCTACTGAAGACTTCATAAAAGAAGTAACAAATAAACAATATTTAGACTTCGACTTCTCTTCATCGCTTGAAAAGTTAAATTTTGAAATGCAAGCGCGTTTAAAACATAATCATTACATAGCTTATAGGATGTTATACTTTGAGAGTAGTAGTGAAGAAGATGTAGCAAAATTTATGGGATATAAGATCTCCCCGCAAAAAAGAAAGCTTGGTTACAGGCAAGTAAAGAATCTTAAGAAAAAATTCCTACAAATAGCTATAGAGATACTTAAGGAGCAAGATATTATAGGTGATGGAGCTGAATAAAGACCAAAAAGAATTCTTGAGGGTCAATTCTCATGATATGCCAGATCTTATTGATTTAACCAAAAAATGTTTTGGTGATGAATCTCTAGATGGCAGATCTAAGGAGGGTCGCGCTGTTCGTAAGTTTTTGGTGGAGAACTCTATAAAATTCAAAACAACTAGTAGGATACCCGCTGAAGTTATCAATTTAACAAAAGAGCAGGGAGAATTTATTTTGCAGCAAGCAGAAGATGGATTATCTTCATTAGAGATAGCTAAGATAGTTTTCCCTTCTAGGAATGTAAAACCTCTAAGTTCTGAGCAGCGTGTAGTTCTGGAAAAAATTAGAGAAGTCAACCCAGATATTTTACCGTCTCAAGATTCAGGGGCGTTAAATTCTTATATTTCTCCAAAATCTCCATCACGAATCATAAAAAAGGTAAATGATGCTACAGGACTAGCATTAAACGAGCAAAAACTCAACAGGCAAAAGCAAATTTGTATAGAGAAGCTGAAAGTGAACCTTTCTAACTCTAGATTTTTAAAGATTATTAATAATTTTTTAAATGAAGAAGATAGAGTTTTGTTTGAACATGAATTTGTTAGACTCACATGGGACAAACCAGATCTAACAGCTGACGAATTAAATCTTTATCTCAACGTTTGCAAAGAGGTTATCAATTTGGAAGTAATAAGTGCTCACCTAAATAAATTGAACAGTATGTTCGATGACGCTGATGAGCAACAAGAAATGTCTATCCGCTTAGCGGAGATTATAAAAACTAAGAGTAGTGAGTATCATCAGTGCGAAACCCGCATTGAGAACCTTACAAAGAAGCTTCAGGGTGACAGGGGAGAGCGCATGAAGAAAATGCAGAAGGAGAACGCATCTTTTCTATCTATCGTCCAATTATTCCAAGAACAGGAAGAAAGGGAAACGATGATACGAATAGCTGAGATGCAAAAAGAATCAATCAAAGAAGAAGCTGAAAGGCTAGAGGGTATGGCGGAATGGAAAGCTAGAGTTCTAGGAATAAGTCAAGACGATGCAATTTAAATGTAAAGAGTGCGGAAGGGAATTTAAAAGCCGAAGAAGTCTACATACTCACGTAAAAGCTCATGGGTTATTTGTGGGAGACTATTATGTGAAATATTACCCACGTTTCGATAAACTGACCCATCAAGCTATCGAGTATAAAAATTACGATCAGTATTTCGCTACTGACTTCATCAATATATCTAATATGAAAAAGTGGTGCGATCAGGCTCCGCGAGAAGAGGTTAGAGAATTTATAAAAAAATCTTTAAAAGAAAAGCTAGGAGCCAAGGGCATTCAAGCGGGTCCACCGTCCACTTACCTACAAACGGGTGGTCTTCCCGATATTGACCTCTGCAAACAAATGTTTGGCAGTTATCGTGAAACCTGTCAGCATATCGATATGCTCCCCATGCTATCAGCGTCTTTACCAAAAGATTTTCAAAAAGATTATAGTGATACACCTATACTAATTGACACTAGGGAACAACAGCCATTGTCTTTTATTAATTCTGACTCATTGAAATTGGATGTAGGTGACTATGCCGTAGGGGGTGATCTATACGACTATACATTTGTGGATAGGAAGTCTTACCAGGATTTCTGCTCTACTATTACAAATGGTTATTCGCGTTTTGTAAAAGAGTTAGAAAGGTGCAGATCTATTGGTTGTTATCTTTACATAGTTACAGAAACAGCTTTTGATGATATGTCGGCCACCAATAAAAAAAGCTTCAAGAAGTTTAAACTAGATTATGTTTATCATCAGATGCGTTCTATACAATCTGAGTATACTGATTGCTGTCAATTTGTGTTTAGTGGCTCTAGAGAGAAAAGCGAGGAGCTTATACCCAAAATCCTTGTTTTAGGAAAGAAACTTTGGAAAGTGGACCTTCAATATTTTTGGGATAAAGAAATTAAAAAAGATGGCTTGGGAAACAGGAAGACAGAAACTCCACAGAGAGTACAAGGATATAAACAAACTCATTCTAGAAAAAGAGGGGTATTTAGAAGAAACGGAAGCTAAAATTCTTCTTTATAAATTTTTTAGAGAGAATCCTTCTTTTGCTTGTGAATTACTCACAGGTATAAAATTATTCCCTTTCCAGCATATGGCTATCAAGTCCATGATGGAGTCCGATTACTTTTTGGGGATCTGGAGTCGTGGAATGTCCAAAAGCTTCTCTACAGGCGTTTTCGCGCTATTAGACGCTATTTTTAATCAGGGTGTTCAAATAGGTATTATATCAAAGTCTTTTCGACAATCTAAAATGATTTTTAAAAAGATAGAAGATATTGCTAAAAGCCCTAAAGCAACATTCTTTGCTCAGTGTATTACTCGCACATCTAAAATGAATGATGAATGGGTGATGGAGATAGGTCGGAGCAGCATAAGAGCATTACCTTTAGGTGACGGAGAAAAGTTAAGGGGTTTTCGTTTCCAAAGGATGATTATTGACGAATTATTGTTGATGCCTGAAAAAATTTACAATGAGGTAATTATACCCTTTTTGTCTGTCGTGGAGAATCCTACTGAGAGACAAGAGGTCTACGATCTAGAGACTAAGATGATAGAGCAGGGTAAAATGAAGGAGGAGGAAAGGAAACGCTGGCCAAACAACAAAATTATTGGTTTGTCTTCAGCCTCTTACAAATTTGAATACCTTTACAAGATATATCAAAAATACGAATCTCTAATATTGAATGAAGACAATCAGGACGGAGCGCATAGAACCATAATGCATTTTAGTTATGATTGTGCGCCACAGCAACTTTATGACCAAAGCTTAATCAATCAATCTAAATCAACCATGAGTCAATCTCAGTTTGATAGAGAATTTGGAGCTATTTTCACTGATGATAGCTCTGGATACTTCAAGGTCAGCAAAATGGCAGCTTGCACAATTCCAGACGGAGAAGGGCAATCTGTAGAAGTGGTGGGTAGTCCCAAAGATGAATACATCTTAGCTTTTGACCCATCGTGGTCTGAAAGTGAAAGTTCTGATGATTTCGCTATGTTGCTCATAAAAATAAACAAGCAGACCAAAAAAGGGACAATAGTTCATAGCTATGCTCTATCAGGTGCTAGCTTGAAGACTCATATAAAATATATGGCTTATATCCTTACTCATTTTAATATATCCGCAATAGTTGGTGATTATAACGGAGGAGTTCAATTTATTAACTCTTGTAATGAAAGTGAGATATTCAAGAGGAAAAATTTAAATGTTGGAGTCATAGAGGCTGATTTAGATAAGTCTAAAGATTACAATAAAAATTTACGGAGACTTAAGAATCAATACAATAAATCAGATAAAAATTTTGTATTCTTGAGGAAGCCAACATCTGCTTGGATTAGATTAGCTAACGAATCTTTGCAATCAGCTTTCGATCACAAACGTATATTCTTCGCTGGTGCAGCAATGAATGATGACTACAACAATCAAAGGAAGTCTAGAGTCCCAATTGAACAGTTGAAATTCATAAGAAATGATCAAAATGAAAAAGGGCCAAAAGGTGCTAGAATGATTGATTTTGTAGAACACCAGAGAGATATGATGGATCTAATCAAAGTCCAGTGCGCTATGGTTCAAATCACAACATCTTCACAAGGTACGCAGAGCTTCGACCTTCCCCCTAACCTCAGAAAGCAAACTGGTGCTGATAAAGCCCGTAAAGACTCTTATTCTGCTTTGGTGCTAGGTAACTGGATGATGAATGTATTTTATGATATGGAATCAGATGATATTTCAGATCAACAGAACACCTTCACTCCAATGTTTATTTCTTAACTTTTAAAAGTTGAAAGTTAACTTTGAGGTGTAAGATAATTTATATCTCATGTCTAAAAGAAAATATACTAAACGCTCTGAATATTGGAAAAAGTTTAAAATTTCAGACCACCCATCTCAGGTAGACGATAATATCGAAGAAGCCTCTCCTGAGCTATTAGGCGAGCCTTTTTACACTTCAGATGCCTCTTACAGCGGAGTATCAGAAGCTAGAAGGCAAGGGGCATCAACCAGCGGCTTTTCAGGTTCTAGAACGAATCGAGCTGCTCATACTAATTTACATAATCGTTATTCTAGTATTAGGTTAGGTCTACTACCTTACGAATATTCTTCTGAGGGTGTCACCTGTAGAGATGCCATAGAACTTTGTCAAAAAGCTTATTGTAATGTAGCAGTCTTTAGAAATGCGATAGATATTATGTCAGAGTTTACAAACACTGATATTTACCTAGAAGGAGGCTCCAAGAAGAGTAGGGAGTTTTTTTATGAATGGTTTAAAAAAGTTAACATTATAGCTCTTAAAGATCAATACTTCAGAGAGTATTATCGCAGTGGTAATGTTTTTCTTTACCGCATAGACGGGAAGTTTAAAGCTGATGATTATGCTAGACTTATCAATCAAGTCGGATCAATTGGCACATCAACCAATAAAATCCCACTAAAATATATTCTTCTCAATCCGTATGATGTAATTGCAAAAAGAGCTACAACTTTTACATATGGAGGAGTATATCAGAAAGTTTTATCTGAATATGAATTAGCTAGGCTAGCTAACCCACAAACAGAAGAGGATATTGCTATATTTGAAGCTCTGGATGATGAGATTAAGGAATCTATACAAAGAGGATCTTTTACAAATAAAGGTATAAGTATAGACTTAGACCCTCAGAGGCTTTCATATTCTTTTTATAAAAAGCAAGACTATGAGCCATTTGCCGTGCCATTTGGTTTCCCAGTACTTGATGATATTAATGCGAAGCTTGAATTGAAGAAGATGGATCAATCCATTACCCGCACAGTAGAAAATGTGATCTTGCTTATCACTATGGGCGCAGATCCAGAAAAGGGAGGGGTTAACCCAAACAATATGGCTGCTATGCAGAACCTATTCAAAAATGAAAGTGTGGGTAGAGTTTTAGTTTCTGACTATACCACAAAAGCTGAATTTATTATCCCCGAGTTAAATTTAGTCCTTGGGCCTGAAAAGTATCAAATCCTCAATGAGGATATTAAACAAGGTCTACAAAACATTGTGGTTGGAGAAGAAAAATTCAACGCTACACAAGTTAAAGCTCAAATATTTATTGATAGGCTACAAGAGTCTCGGTATGGATTCTTAAACGATTTTTTAAACAAAGAGATAAAAAGGATAGCAAAAGACTTGGGTTTCCGTTCTTGGCCTGAAGCTAAGATGAAAGATATAGACATGAGGGATGAGGTCCAACTCATGAGAGCTTCTACTCGACTTATGGAATTGGGAATCATTACTCCAAAACAGGGAATGGAAATGTTCCATAACGGAAAGTTCCCAGATCCCGATAAATTAGAGCCAGCTCAAAAAGAATTCCTTGAAGAGCGTGAAAAAGGGCATTTTAACCCCCTAGTTGGTGGAGTGCCTGTATTTGACCCTTCAGACAGTTCATCAGGCCCAAGAAAACAAAGTGGTAGGCCAGAGGGGACTACTGGTATTCCTTTAGCTAATGCTACTTACTCTAGAGCTAATATCCAAGAAACAATATATTCTATAGATAGTTTTATACATGAGTCTAAGGCAAAAATGGCTTCTCATTTAAAAGTCGAAGAGCTTAGTCAATCTCAAGAAGAGATGCTCTCTAGCCTCTGCGAATCTATAGTTTGTTCACAGAACAAAGAATCTTGGGACAAAACCCTTGAATCATGTGTAAAAGATTTTAATAAAATAGAGGATTTAGATACTTTACGGGAAGTTTTAGATATATCGTCTGAACATTCTTTAGAGACTTATCCTGCAGCCATTCTATATCATAGTCATGAAAAATAATTTTGAATACACCCAAAACGGTATCGAAGTCGATATATCTGAAGCGATGCATTGCGGAGATAAAAATAAAGAAAGTCAATCTAAAAAAAAGAAGTATTCTAGTTATGGTTCTCCAGATGTCGATAAGCACTATTTTGATTCTAAGGATAAGGCTTTGGCTGACGCTAAGAAAATGGGGCTCACTGGCATCCACTCACATAAAGGAAAAGATGGAAAAGTTGTTTATATGGCTGGCCCCGATCACGCATCGTTTATGAAGAAGCATAAAGAGATGATAAAAGAATCTGAAGCGGGAATGTCTCCAAAACAGAAAGCTGCTCTCGATAAGAACAAAGATGGCAAAGTAACCAAGGAGGATTTTGAACTTTTACGCAAAAAAGGGAAAAAGTCAGAGAGTAAAGAGGAGAAACCTAAAAAAAGCTACGCTAACCTTTTAACTGACATAGCTAACAAAAAAGAATCCGAGTAAATATGGATTACAAATACACCGCGACTTTCGAAGCCCCGCTGTTATCTTGTGAGATAAATAAAGCTTCGTTGATTTCAGAGGCTTCTCTAAAAAACCTAGAGCCTCTCATACCAAAAGAGATAGACTACAATGAGAATGTAGATCTTATGGGTGTGGCTTTTAACGCTGCCGTCATAAATCAATTCAATAAGAATGGTGATGGTATGGATGCTGCGACTGCCGTTAAATATACGAATAAGTTTATTCATAAGCCGACCAATATTGAACATGATAAACAAAAAGTCGTAGGGCATATTGTTTCAGCTGGTTACAGTGATTACAAATCCAGCGAACTAATAGAAGAAGAGACTGCAGTTTCTATGAAAGAGCCTTTCAATATAGCTTTGGGGGCTGTCTTATATAAGACTATAAACTCCAGTTTTACGAATCTGGTAGAAAAATCATTAGATGAAAACAGTAAGCAATATCAAAAGGTATCTGCTAGCTGGGAGGTAGGTTTCAATGATTATGTTTTAGCTGTAGGTAGTGATCGTTTAAGCGAGGCGCGGATTATCTCTGACCCTGAAGAAATATCAGAGATGCAGGGCTTTTTGAGAAGCTATGGTGGAAATGGTAAAACGGATAAAGGAGAAACGATAAATAGATTAATCAAAGGAGACATATATCCATTGGGTATTGCTTACACTTTGAATCCAGCTGCGAATGTGAAGGGTTTGTATGCTCCTTCTGAAGAAACTACAAAAGTTTTTATATCTGATAAAAGGGATAAAATTTCACAAAACAGTAATTTAAATGTAAACAACGAAAAGAACATTATTGATATGGAACTTGAAAAAACTCTAAATGAACTAAAGGATCTTCTTAGTGAGAAGAAATTCTCTAAAGAAGCGGTAGCTTCTATGACTAATACCTTTGCTGATGCAATCCGTCAACGGGACGAACAATACCGTAAGGATCTTGAAGCAGAGAAATTGGAGAAGGAAGAAAAAATCAAAGAATATGAAGACCTCAAAGCTTCAGTTGCAGAACTAGAAGCTAAATTTGGCGAAGCCAGTGAGCGTATCGTTTCTTTTGAGAACGAAAAGAAAGCTGAAGAAGCTATTGCTTCGTTTAATACTAGGATGGATCAGATTGATGAGAAATTCGAACTTGATGATCAAGATCGTGAATTCCTCGCTTCTGAGCTTAAAGGTCTCGGAGACGAAGCTTCTTATGAGGCATTCGCTTCCAAACTTGATATCCTTTGGAAGACTAAAAATAAAGAGGTTCAAGAAGAGTTCAACTCTCAAATTCAAGCTCGTATTGATGAGGAAGTTGCTAAAAAACTTTCAACCGCTTCAACCGAAGAGGTTAAAATTGAAGACGCTCTCGATGCTGCTGAAGTAGTGGATGCAGAAGTATCCAACGCTAATGAAGCTGTAGCTTCTCAAGAGCCTTCATTGCGCGATAAGTTCGCATCAGCGTTCTCTCGCGAAAATATTCAAATTTCTTAGAAAATAAACAAAAAATAGATTATGGCATTACGAATCCTACCATTCAGACAATATTCTGACCACGATGTTGTGAACATGTACTCTGTCATTGACAGTGATGTTCTCACAAGCACTACCGACACAGGCGCTGGCGATGCTGGCGTTTTCGTGAAGGTATCAGACGGAAACTTCGATAACGATCCTGTAACCTACCAGACGAACAGCTACTTGGGTAAAACCGATTATCCTTTCGTCGGTACTACAGAGATGTATCCTGAAGTTAATATTAAAGTTACAGGCGCTAAAGGCGAAGATCATGCTCTTGGCCTTACCCTTTATCAAACTGCTAAAAACGATGAGAACGGTGAAAAGCTGCTCTACAATCCACAGAAGCAAGAAGAACTCCAAGCTATGCTCCCAGGGCAAGCTGTTCCTATTGCGACCAAGGGTATCTTTACTTTGAGTTCTGCTGCTTTTGACGGACCTATCGCAAGCTACGCCCCAGGAAATAGAATTAAACTTTCCGCTGTCACAGCTGGTAAAGTAACAGGTTTTACTACTATTGCACAATCCGCTATAACTACTGGAGATTTATTCGCAGAAGATAAGGTCTTTGGACATGTTCTTGGAACGGGTACTCGCGCAAGCACTGGACCTACCACTGATCAATTCGCTGGTAATTACATCGTCGTATCGTTTGACTGTAACTAATAATAATAAAAAGAACTTTACATTATGAAAATTACTTTAAAACGCACCCCAGAACAAGTCGAGCTTGTGAAAGCTATGGCTTCTCGCAACCGTACTGTTGCACATGAGGCTCAAGTAGCTCTTGCTGATTTCATCGGACCAGTTTTGGCCGAGGTTCTCAACAACGCTCCTACTATTAGCACTCTCTTCCAGTCGCTTCAATTTGACGCTGACGACAATCCTAGCATCCCGCTTGACCTTTACTACGACATCTCTGATGAAGATTATGTTAAAGTCTGGAGCCAAAGCCATGCTGGTGGACTTCCAAGTAACCAAGTGCTTCCTACAGCTTCCGAGCTGAAGCTTGCTACTTACACTCTTGATTCCGCTGTTGACTTTGATCGTCGTTATGCTGCTAAAAGCCGCATGGATGTTGTAGGTAAGACTTTCTCCCGTGTTGCACAGGAGATCCTTCTTAAGCAGGAGCGCACTTCCGCTTCTCTAGTTATGACTTCGCTTGCTAACGCAACCATTAGCACATCTCCACTTGCTGGTGATGCTCAGGTTTTCCGTTCTGCTCTTGCTGGTTCATTCCTTATTGATGACCTCAATAAACTTATGACCCTTGCTAAGCGTATCAATACTTCATGGATTGGTGGAACTCCTGCTACTCGCACTCGCGGTATTACTGACCTTATTGTTTCTCCAGAAATTATCGGTAGCATCCGCTCTATGGCATATAACCCTGTTAACACTCGTGGCGGTGACGGCGCAGGTGCAGCTGGTGATGCTTCAGATGCAATTGGTATCGCAGCCCCAGAATCACTTCGTGAAGATCTTTTCCGCAATGCTGGACTTGATAGCTTCATGGGTCTCAACATTCTTGAGTTTAACGAGATGGGCAAAGGACAGAAGTTCAACACTATTTTCGACACAGCAGCAGGTACAACCACTTATGCTGAGTTCGATGGAACTAACGCAGCGCAATTCAACGGAGCTACTACCGAGATTGTTGTTGGAGTTGATCGCACTCGCGATTCCCTCATGCGTGTTGTTGCTACTGATCCAGATAGCAATAGCGAGATGAACTTGATTGCAGATGACCAATACAGTGTTCGCCAGAACAAGATTGGTTACTACGGTCAAATCGAAGAAGGTCGTGTTGTCCTTGACAACCGTGTCCTCCTTGGATGTATCGTCTAAGCTAGACTTAACAATTATAAAGAGAGCCACTCCTTCGGGGGTGGCTTTTTTTTGTAATTTTTTTATTTAGTGTATATAATACTGTATGGCTGACGAAGAAAACAAAGAAGAGAATGAAATGCCTTTCAATGAGGTTACTACTGGGCAAGAGATTCCCCCTAAGAAGGGCTTGTTAGAGGAGTTGGATGAGCTTAGGGCGAATGGCCATACTAGCACAGCTAGATATCAAGAGGTAATGAAAGAGGTGGAAGTTATCTTCGGAACAGGAGAAACTAATAGTTTTGGTACTAATGATATTAATATTCTCAAAGAGAAGCTAAACAAAATGAGCAAAGCTGACCTCCAAGCTTTCTCTCGTAAGGTGGGAGTTAATCCATATTATGAAAAAAGCGCTGTTCACGACAATATTATTAAGGAGTTCAATAGGTATAACAGCAGAGGTAATATCGCCACTGCACCTCAACCAGTTCCAGCTGTGGAATTAGACCCTAATAATCCTAAACATAAAGAAGTTCTTGATTGGTTAAATCAATAAAGATGGTGTAATACACTATATGCCGAATGTATTAGAAGACCTCGCTTCAGGGATTGTCACCACGGAATTTGATGGTGATACAGGGATAGCTACAGTCGCTAGTGTTAGCGGGTGGCTTTATGAGAACTTAGGGCAAGTCAATACTTACCTCTATACAAACTTTAGTGGAGATAACGCCACAGGGACATATGGATTTATGGATATCGAGGCTCAGAATGTCCTCAAAGAGCTATACCTTTCTAATTACTATAATAAAGAGGCTAGGAACGCCCTCAGAGGCATTACTAAGTCATCTGTGAGTGGAGACAACGTTTTGTCCCTAAGAGACGGTGAGAGCGCTGTGACGTTCATTAACCGTAATGAGGTATCTAAAGTCTATCGAGGGTTAGCTAACGACTGTATGGATAAGGTCACTCAAATGGCATCTCAATACAACATCTACCAAGCCCAACCTAGACAGTTGGGTGGTATAGATGCTAGTGGGATAGGTATAGTATATACCTAGATTACTTACCTTGTAGGATAGCCTTATTCTTAAGGTACTCAGTGCGAAGAGCATCATCCTTTTCAGGATTAGCTTTACGGGCTGCGACAAACTCCTTCTTAAGATCTCCAAGGGTCTTAGCTGTAGGTTTCGGGGCTTCTGCCTTTTTAGGAGCTTCCACCTTTTTTTCTACAGCCTTCTTTACGGCTGCTTTCTTTTTTGAATCACTCATAGCTTTTAGTGGAAGTCTTTCCAATCTTTACCGTCATTACAGACTTTGTTTTTTCTACGCCCCTCGTAGCCACCTGAAGATTTAGGTTCTTCTTTCTTTGGTTGATCAGGCTTAGACTCCCCTTTCGGGGAGAAAAATGAGCTTTCTACTTTTTTATCTTTATCAGACATATTATACAAAGACTTGGTTAAATCCAGCTCCGCTCATGAATATACCGTTAAGTTCGTCATTAGGCCCACCGATTTGAGTCGAGAAGGTAATATCTACAGTCTTATTCGAACCGATACTAGAAGAGAATGATTGGCTATCTATTTTTAGACCTTTCATTGTGTAAATAATAGCATCTTCAGGAACTGTTTGATGATCTTTTATTGTAATGCTGGCAGTTTGGACTCCAGAATTAAGAATATCAGATAAGCTGGCAGCTTGAGCATCGGCTACAATTGCACTAATGTTCATTGTAGCGTTTACTGGGAAATCAACTTCTCTAGCAAATGGGAATCTGCTACCGAGCCTGTCAATTGGGCTTCGTGAGAGAGGTATAGAAATGGAAGCGCTTTGAACATGCGCTCCGTCAGCGCCTTGCAACTTTACTAGAGATTCTCCGTCTACATTGGTAAGATCTAAGGTCACATCTCCTGGACGAAGTGCGGTAATTGGCCCGCCTTTAGAAGCGATACCACCATCTTGAGTTGGATCTGGAAGATTAATAACGCCATTTATAGCAGTACCCTTTTCCTGATCAATTGCTGGGCTAGCGAAACCTGATCCACTTGTAGAAGATAACATGTTAGCGCCCTCTACTGTGACATTAACCGTTGGAAGAGAGCCCACAGAAAGATCAACGTTGTAATCGCTAACATAACAGTTACCTATACCAATAACGCTATCAGTTGCATCAAGAGCTTCTCCTGGAGCTACTCTATTCAAATCCTCTCCATCAGGAGAAGTCGCGATAAAAAAGTTAGATCCAGAACTAGAAGTTAAGTGGCCAGAAGCAAAGTTACCTACGCTATCGGAAGTAGCATTAGCGAATCTTTGGCTGCTAGCTGCTGCTCCTGTATGCTGAACAAAAAAACCAAGCGCTCTTTCATTAAACCCATCTGTAAGGTAATAACTAAAGTCAAGGCTAACAGTGGGAGGGTCAAGGACCAAGGAATCAATCCTTGCTAAGTCTCCAAACTGGTTAACATCTTGACGATTGATAGTGAAGCTATAGTTTGCACTTTGAACACGGTTTAGTTGTTCGTGAGATACTGCAGTTCCTGAAGAGGCTACATTACTAACATATAAGCCTTCTGATTGGTAAATTACTCTGTTTCTTGACATAATTAAAGATTCTTTATTTTGTTTACAGTTTTAATATTAAAATATGAAATTTATTGGAAGCGATATCTATATTGCTCTATGTCAAAATCCAAAAATCCGACATAAAGCTCATTCGCGAGGACATTTCTAGTCCTATCTGTTAATTTTGAGGTCTTTACCTTCTCTATACAGAACTTAGTTTCCCCTTGGTAGTCTTCTGCTAGACCTGTGTAATTAAAGCTACCTCCTTTTAAATCTCCAAGCTCTGTGATTGGATAGCCTGACATTGGTATAGCTGCAATTACTTCATCCACTGAATCCATAAAGATAGACATGACTCCATCTAATTGGTATGTATCCTCTGCGAGAACAACAGCTTTGGCTTGGACTTTTGTTTCTTGCATACCTCCAAGAGCAAATGGGCTATTCTCTGCTTGAGAAACAGACAGGAAAATAGCAGGGACTACGTCATCATAAGGCTCAATATACGTGAGTGGGCCAGACGGGAGTCTTGAGTTAACAGTGTATTTGTTTTCTACTATTAAGTCATCTTCGGTATCATTAGTGAGATAAACATTAAAATCTTTTACCGCGAACTCCCCTGTGACGGTCATACTTGTATTACTGCCAGAGAATAAAGCTCTGCCATTTTCGAAATCAAAAACTACGCCGTTATCTCGACCTGATGTGCCAGCTCCTACCACAGAAACCCCTGTAGGTATAATAGCTCCAGAAATTGATGAATCTGTTACCCATTGTTTATACGGGCTTCCATAAGCTACATATCTAGAATCTAATCTTGGGTCAGCATAATTAAATAGCTCTCCAGTCTTATTGCTGTAAGCTTCGCCTTTCTTTAGTAAGAAATTATCAAACCACAAAAAGAAAGACGAGGTTAGTTTATGTTGGAATTGTTCAATCATTTCAAGTTTTCAAATCGTTTTCGGTATCTTTTTATCAAAGAAGATATATAAGGTCTGTTTTGAAATCTACCGCTTCTTACTCTTTTTACACGACTTTGTATCGCGGCCCCCGATCTTCCCTCACTTTTCCTTAATAAATATCCTAAACCTGACAAGCCTCTTTCTATACCTTCGGCCCAACTTCTTCCAGAAGCCCAAGGTAAAGGTGTGACCATGAATATATCTTCTGCTGTAGGCAAGGATACTTCGAATTCAACCCCTATGCCTCTTTGTCTTATTTCTTGTTTATAAATTATTTGAGTCCCCTCTAGTAATTGTAAGATGGGGGATATTGGTTGCTCTCCAGAATTAAAACCTATAAATGCAAATAAATTACTAATACCACCAAGAGTACCACTGATGTTTGATGCTCCAGCTCCTTCTAGCAGCTCTACAGTAACAGGATCAGTCAAGAACTCTTTAATCATTTCATTTTTTAGATCTTTGAATTTCTTGTTTATCTCCTTTTCAAAGTCTCTTCTTAGAGCTTTTGGGGCTTGCCTTTTTAAAGCATTCTGGACATCTATAGGTAGTTTCGCCATTTATTCAGTTGGGCTTAGAACGAAAGTATAGAACTGATTAGAGGTGAAACCTCTAGGCTTACCATCGCTTTCTATTATAAACATTGTGCCATCAAACTCAACTCTACGAGCTTCACTGAGATAGTTATATCCATCTACTTTAACCACTATTCTTACTGTGCCATCAGACACTACCACTTTGTTTTGAGTGCCAGCTTGATCTGCTGGGCCATCATCTGTAAGATATGAAGTGTCCATATCATCATAATATATACGAGCCTGAAACGTCTGGGATTCTGTAGTATATTCTACTGAACTGTCAGAGCCACTATTAGTTCTTCCGTACAGAGAGTTCCAAGAGCTATTAGAAGCTATGAGGGTTTTCTTAGCATTCTTGTAAACTGTTATAGTCCTCGCAAATGTAGTATGTAAAGTATCAGCTAAGTTCTGAACTTTGGTTATTTGGTCGCTTGATAAAAAACCTGCCATGTTGATTTTTACACTATTATTTATATAATAAGATAGGTTTAAGGATGAACGCTAAAAAAAATTTAGAAAAGTTGTCTAATGATGAGATTTCTAGGCTTTTCAAAATGATGCTTATCATGGTCGAAGATATGAAGAAAGATCACGATTTTCATTATGAGAAGCTTTATAAGAATATCCCAAAGAAGTATCACCCCATTATAGATACCGCAGATCACTTTACCCCTGATAAGGCTGATTGGATTCGAAAAAGAATTTTAGATTGCGGCAATGAATCTATTAGAAATTTGTGTTCTAGAATCGATAATTATCAGGTAAGTTTTACATTTAAATAAGGAAAAAGGTTATGGCATTTAAAGAATTGTATTCGTTCACTATCGAAGAAGAAAAAGAAGTCGAAAAAACTTCTAAAAGAAAAAACAAGAAAACTGGAGAGGAGACTACTGTCACTAAGAAAGTGAAGCAGAAAGTCCCGATCCAAATCTCTATTAAACGTCCTTCTCGTAGAGAGCTAGAAGAGGCTGAGCTAGAATACTCTGTAGAAATGAGCCGTTGTGTCAAAAAAGGTATTTTGACTAAGGCTATGCTATATAAGAAATATAGTGATACTGGTGGTGTCTGGACTGAAGATGAGGCTAAAGATTATGGGGTTTTGTATAAAGAGACTTTCGAAATACAAAATAAGTATGTCAGACTAGAGACTATCGAAAAAAAGACTGATGCTCAACTAAAAGAGTTGGACCAGTTGAAGACTGACCTCGCAGA